GTGACAGACGTAGCGTAAACTCTAGGAATGATGTTAATTATTTGCGTAGTCGATACAGGTAACAAATGCTTCATAGTTATATAATACTATTAAGTTGTTATTTTATTTATTAAACCAAAAAAAAGGATAACCAATTAAGATTATCCTTTTAAAATTATTAAAGTAAATTATACTATGCGTTAGGGTCTATCATAGTAGCGTCTACCTGTGCAGTAATAACCGTAGATAATACAAAGTATGCAGGAGCTTTTTCTTGCCCCTCTAATACTAAAGTAAATCCGCTTAAATCCCCCATAGCAGCACCTGTAACAATAGTACCACCAGTTACCTCTGCACCATTTTCATAACCAACTAAAAAGAAATTACCATTATAATCTTCAACCGCTACGTGTGGTCTTGAAACTGATAATAATTTAATCTCTTCTTGTGTTGCTTTGTCTAAAATTGGCAAAGTAATGTTTAAATTTTGCGTGTAAAATGTAGTTCCGTTTTCACGTGAACTCGTAATTGTGTTTTCTAAAGTTGATGCTCCTTTGATTTCGTATTTAAACCAATCTGGTGTACCAGCTAAAACTGTAATTTCTCCTGCAACGATTGTAGCAGCTCCCAAAGTTCCGTAGTCAGCAAAGTAAATGTTTTTTAAACCACCTACGCTAGACTTACATCCTAAACTTCTTCCCGTTGTTAATAAACAAGCCATTTGTTTTATTTTTTAGTTATTAAAAAAAGGGTAAGTAGACAAACCACCTACCCTCTTTATAATTGTTATTAATTAATTTTATAGTGCTAAACCGTAAGAAACGATTTCCTCAACTATTCCGTAGTTTACTGCTGCCGTATAACGAGCGATAAATCTAAAGTTTTGCGAACCATCTAAGTCTGCCATATCTAAAGTTTTAACTTCGTTTAAGTCGTTTAACAATCCAGTTGCAAAAAACAAGTTTGATTTTGTTGTTGCAACCATTCTGTTTGATGGTAAACCATTTACAGGTACAACTTTAATTCCGTCAAATTGTGTTAAGTTGATGTCTTGGTTGTTACCTTTTCCATCAAATCCGCTACCTCCTAATCCGTTTGCTCCAAATCCTCCTAAAGCTCTCTTGTAAGCTCTAAAGACATTGTTTGCAACGTATACATATAAACCTTCGTCTTGTAGTAATTGTTCAGAAACAGCATCTACAACTGAGCCTAATTCTGCAACTACATTTGCAGGAGTAATTGCTTCACCAACAATTTTCTTTGCTCCTGTATGTGCTGCATCTGCTAATAATAATGTTTGAATACCATCGAACTCACCTGCTCCATCTGTACCGCTCCAGATATCAACTTCTGTCTTAGCAGCAATCTTAGCAGAAATCTGCCCGATTACGTAATCTGCGAAAGTCTTTGGTACATTGTCAAATGCTGAATAACCCATAGAAATTGCATCCCAGTCAGAACGAAAAGAAGTCTTACAAATCTCTAAATTTACTTGTAAAGATTTAGGTTGAATTGAACGTTCAGTAGTTGTAATAGTAGAAGTGTCTGCGAAATCACAAGTAGCATTAGCTACGATAGAATCAATTTCTAATCTTCTTAAAACTTCTTTAAATTTTACATTTGGTTTAACCTCGATTAATCCATTTGCGATTGTGTTACCAGATAATAACATTGCAGAAATATAACCTGCTGCTGCTTCACCTGCGTACGAACTTGTAATTGATACTGTTGTAGCCATTTTATTTTTTATTTATGGTATTAAATACTCTATTTTGAATTGTGTTTTGTGCTTTTTGTGCGTAAAGGTGTAGTTCTTTTTTAGCTGTTGCGTTTTCTGGATTATGTGAAATACCCTCAACGTCTTCTTGTGTAGATAATTCAACAACCTCTTTTACTTCAACTTCTTTAGAAAGTTTTAACTCACTAATTTCGTTTCGTAGTTTTTCGATTTCTGAAAAAAACATCTCCTCGCTAATAGATTTAACTATTTTCTTAGGTTTAGCATCTTCTGTAGCAAGCTCCTCTTCTTCGACAACTTCTTCTGTTGGTGCTTCTTCTTCTGTTGATGCTTCACCGATTTCTGCGATGATTCCTTCTTCAACAACTTTCAAAGCCTTACCATCTTCTAAGACGTACTCTCCAATCGGTACAGCAACCCTTTCTTCGTCTGCAACTACAAAAACTTCTGCGCCTACTTCGAAAGATTCAGCCTCTACAACTGCGCCATTGTCGAGTTTCATCTGTTCTAACTTTACTTCTAATCCAAGTAAGGTTTTAACTTTGTTAATAATTTTCTTTTCTGTGTTCATTTGTTTATTAAATTAATGATTTAATTTTCGAAGCTGTCGAGTTGGCTCTTTTTAATCTACCTCCAACACCTTTTAGTATAGATTGTAAATCCTTGACTAATTGTTTTGCCCCTAAATCTTTTGCTTGTGGTATTGCTTTATTTGCTATAAACTCAGCTTGCGAATATAAATTGGCAGCACTTTCATAAGCTGCAATAGCTTGTTGTGCTAACCTCGCACCACTTAAAGATTCACTATTTGCTTTTGATGTCTTAGAGTCTATGTCGTCAATAACCGCTAATTCCACCCTTGATAACTCGGTTTTCTGTTCTTTAAAAAGTGAGTTAAATACTCTTTGCTCTACGTTCATAATTATATAATAAAATTTAGTTATTATTTTGTATTTTGGTCTTTAATTTAAAAGGTACTAGGTATTACTTTGTAGTAAACTCTTACTTTTACTGTACCATCTCCACCTGTAATAGCAGTACCAGCAGATAGTTTAATACTTGCAGCATCTATTGGTATATTACTACTAAACCCAGTACCTGAATAGAGGTAATTTCTAGAACCATCAAAAATAAGAGAATCCACAGACAAAACATCTTCAACAGCACTAATATAATAGCTAGCTTTTAGACCAATAAAATTACCTCCTTGTTTAATATACCCAGTAGTTCCAAAAGAGTATTTTAAAAATATTTCTTCAATAATATACCTATCACCATTAATAGGTTGTGTTATTAAATCAACAGGTGTAGTATTTAAAGCTAATATTTGAGCCGATGTAAGCTCTACATCTACATATAAAGTTGGTACTAAATCTGTACTTAATATTCTACTGGTAACTCCATCCTGTACTATTGGTAAAACTGATGTTGAATTTGCTTGTGTTACTTGTGGAAACTGTGATATTTTTGTTACTCCCATTATACTAATATGTTATAATTATTTTCTTGATTAATTACTTCTCCATTTTCTTGTCCTATAATATCTAAAGCGTATATCCTACCTATGCCTTGCTTCCAATAATCGGGAGCGTCACAGTTTTTAACCATGTCATCTTGTGCGCATTTTATCGAATAAGTATTTAAACATTTACAGTAAACCGCTCTCATTATTTTAATAGGTCTATTAGGTCGTTGATAATTCTGTCAGTCTCCGAAAGTTCTTGCGGCTTCTCTAATTTATCAGCGAAATAACCCTCGATACTAAAACCTTTTACTTTACCCTCTTTAGCCATGTTATAAACTTCGTCGTTGTCGCATTTAACAGCACCCATCCAAGTTCCCACAGGTACGTCTAAACCATATAAAGCTGTCTTATCTTTTTCTTTATCTTCTACAATCCAAGACTCTACTAACGTTAAACCTTTTAATTCTGATTGATGTTCTAATGTAGAATTAGATTGATTACCATTTTGTAAATACATTTGTGAAGCCTTAGCAACCGTTTCTTTTGAAAAGAATATATGATACTCTTCTTCGCCAGACTTACGGTAAATAGGTTTGTTAGGTATTAATAAAGCACCCATTAACAAACGCTTCTCTTTACTTATCTCAGCAAGTTGAATACCTTGTTTATTTAATACGTAAAAATCAGATTCTATTGCAGGGTTTTCCACGACAGAAATTGCTTCTACTCCTATCGCTTCGTCGTCGTCTAAAATTAATTCTATTAGTTTCATAATTATATAATACTTTAATATGTGTTTTTTAATATTTTAAATTATTTTAGTTTTTTCGACGAATGGTTTTTTTATTGTTAATATGCGTTGTATCTTTGATGTATAATTAAAATGAAATGAAAATACCTAATAAATTTAAAGTTTTTGCATCTACAATAAATGTAGGTTTTGATAATGTAAGATTAAGTAATGAAGGGGCTTTAGGGGATTGCAGTTTTACAGATAACAAAATCAGTATTTGCTCTGAATACAAGGGTAAAGAAGTATCAGAATGTAGTGCGGTTGATACATTCTATCACGAAAAAGTACACATTATATTAGACGCTATGGGAGAACACGAACTATCTAAACAGGAAAAATTTGTAGAAGTATTTGCAAGACTACTAAGACAGGTTGATGAAAGTGCGGAATTTTAGCATTACACACAACGTATCTTATACAATACGTTGATTTTTGCAATAGATTTTATACATTTTTAGCAGTATGTATTTTTAAACTTTTTTAGCGTAGGATTTAATAACTAATAAAATATAAAATGAAAGTATTTGTAGCGGAAACAAGAGAAAAAGGTAATAACTCACCAACTGATTACCATTGGTGCGATGATAATGATTTGCTTATGTTTGGGCAATTTCAATTAGGAAATGGAAACCCATCAGAAGTAGCAATGTGTGGTATTCAAAGCAGAAATTTTACAACCCATATTTTAGTAAAGGACTTGAAAATTGATAAGGATTTTTATCGTGAATTAATTACAGAAAGCGTAGAAAAAGCAATGGGTTGTAATATTGATATAAATGGTGACTATGAAATAGAGATGGGTTTCTCAAATAACTTTAACGTTAACGATATTATGAACGAACTACTTGAAAAAGCAAATCAATTTAAAGATGGTGAAAAATTAGTGTGTTTTGGTAGAACGATGAGAACGGTGAGTGCGGTGGCAGTTTAAAAATATTACTTACAGCTAGTTATAAATAAAATTATTTAATATTTTTGTATTATTATCAAATAAAAGTTGTATATTTGTATTCTATTAGAATAGGTCTCAAACTAAATTCTATTAGATTACAAAACATTCAATAATTAAATTTTGCTTCGACGGCTTAAATTTAGAATGATTACCCCAACTTTAACCCACCTAATTACGGTGGGTTTTTTTATAAAGATGCTCCCGTAACTATATTCCTATCCATTTCTTGGCTCGTTGTTACATCACTAGATACTACATAAGCTCTTGTAGGTTGTTGTGATTGTCCACCGATAACATCTGCTAACTGATTCGTATCGCTTTGCCCTACTAGATTAAATGCTGGAGGTGCGGATGCTATTGAAGGTGTTGGAGCTGTTCCGCCTCTTGAGGCAGTAGGAGTTGAACCCCCTCCACCAAGAGAGCCTAAACCTTTTGCTGTCGCTGCTATTGTCGATGCGATACCTATTCCTGTTGATATATTGTTTAAAGCTATTACAGGAATCGCAGAAACCCCTGCTGTTAATATTGCTTGAGGTGTTGCTAATGCCCCAATATTTGCAAGGTTATTTGCTGCTACCATTTTTGCGATACTAACTGCTGCCTCTCCTACTAATGCTGCTGCTTGTAGTGTTTTATTTTTACCTGCCATTTGACCAAGTAAAGCAAAACCAGCACCCACTGTATTTAATTGCGCTGCTAAAATAGCTTTCTTTGCGTCTGCTGCTGCCTTTGCTACTGCTACTTCCTGTACTGCTATTTCTTTATTTTTAGTTAGGTTTGTTTGTCTTGACTCTTCTATAAAAGTATCTAAAGCAATTTGAGCATCTACTTTTGCTTGCGTGCCAAAGTTAGCGTTATCTACAATAGATTGTAAACGAACCTCCTCTTGTTCTTGGAACAACTCCTCAACCTCTCTTAGTCTTTCTAATTTTAAAAGTTCATCTTCTATTAACTCTGCGTTAAATCTTTTACGCTCAACACTTAAATTAGATTCGCTTTCTAATTGACTATTTGTAATTTCTGCATTTTCTTTTTTTAATGAATTTATGTTTGTCTGTTGTTCAGATTGAAACCCTGCGACTTTTGCATCAATAGCAATCATTTCAGTCTGTAACTCAAAAATCTCATTAGACAATTCAACAGAAGTACCTTTTAATCTCGTTTCTTCTTGTAGTGCGTTTATACGTGATTTAACAGTTTTCTTTTCAGCTTCATTTTGCTTTAGTAATATTTCGCCTAAAAGATTGTTTGCTGATATTCTTTCTGCTATTGTCTTACTTTCATCATCTCTTATCTGTCTTTGTTGTTCAGCTTGTAAGTCATATTTTTCAACTAATCTAGCTTGTTCTTGTGCTAATCTTTCAAAGTTTTTCTTAGCATTTGCTAAACGTTTACCGTCTGAAATCGCTTGTTTTAAATCTATTTCTTCAATAGCTTTTGTAGTAGCAACTACAACACCCTCTGCTAAAGAACCAACTTCCGTAAGTGCTTCTACAAAATTAGTAGCAATATCTTTACCAGCGTTTTTAATTCTATCTGCTGTTTTTATTAAATTACCTTGTACCTCTGTAATAGATAAATTTAGTTCCTTTATTTTTTCGGGGTCTTTACCACCCAAGAATGAATCTTCCCAAGCTAGTTGCGCTTTCTTAACACCTAATATAAGCCCTTGAATTACAAGAGATATACTACTTACAGCAATAGTTAACGCTCCACCAATTACTTTTTGTAAAGCATCAAACCCTCCAGTAGCTTCTGATACGCTTTTAAACACATCTACAAAAACATCTGTTATCTTTTTTAATACAATACTAACAGTTTCAAAAGCAACGCTCATCGCATCAACAACCGTCTTATTACTCATAAGAGCCTCACCAAGTTTGCCAACAACTTTCATCACGATAGCAAATCCTGCTGCTTTCATAGCAAGACCTACACCTTTAAATCCTTTTGATAGCGACTTACTAGACCCCTCAAGGCTTTTCATAGATTTCTTTGTTTCCTTTTGGGAATCTACGTTCGCTTTACTTAAATCATTAATAGCATCAATAACACCTTGTAAACTTGCTTCTGCTTTACCTGTTTTAGCTTCTAATTCTACGACTACTTTCTCCATTCTCTATCTTGTTTTGCTCTTGTAAATACTTCTTTAAAACTATTTGGAAACTTGTTTTTTCCTTTTGCCAACTGTACAATATCCGATTTACAATCTGTTTCTTTTAATAAAAATAACACTTCTTTTATCATAGGTCATTTAGCAATTCTATTTCAGATTTGCCAGTATTTAAATTAGTATTTATTGAGTTTATTTTAAAACTTCTATTGTTTATTACAAATCTATCAGCAAGGCTATAATTTAAAGTTATACTTAACGGTAGTATAGCGGTTACTTTAGTTATTCTATTTTGCTCATTGAATATACTTGTTATGTAATTCTTATAATACGCTTCAAATAATGTGTTTGTAAAATTACTAGACAACTCATATTCATTTACTTCGTTATAGAAATTCATATTATAAGAACTCGTTACTGGATTTAACGAAACACTATTAGAAGGAATGTTATAAGTAGTTAAACTAGAATGAGCCGAAGCACCCTCAACAAAAGAAATAGCGTTCGATGAAGTCTGCCTAATAGGATAAAATATTAACGGTTTACCGATATAACTTTCTTGATTATCATCTGTAAAGTAACCATATTGAACAGTCGTGTTAGCATCGTTATTTAAGTTTACTAACCTCTCATATTTCATTTGCGAGAAAGGTGTTTTAATACTGTAAATACTTCCGTCTAGTTCTGTCGTGTCTGCTTCGTACTCTATTAACCCCCATGTCTTAGCAAATATCTGTCTGTGTTGTGCGGCTAAGAATGTCTTTGTATCTTCGTGTTGAAAGTTTATCTCTCTAAATGGTAAAGCTAAGTTTACCGAACTTTTTTCTACGTCTATGTATTTTGAAATGTCATAAGTAGAACCACTAGCGTAATAACTATCTAAAGTTTTTACAACTATAATACCGTCCTTTACATACGCAGTTAGATTAAACATTCTAAAAATCCCGCTTAGA